GAACTCTTGTGTACTTTCATGTATTGACTTTATAGGATAGTTGTCTTAAAAAGTCAATATGGGAGTACCAAAAAGATTAACAGAAATGCAAATGAGATTCGCTGAGTTTTTAGTATTCGGTGGACCGGAAGGACCAATGACTAAATCAGAAGCAGCAGCTGCTGCTGGTTATAGCAAGGACAATGCAAGGCATGAAGGATCATCGCTCACGAACCCAAAAAATTATCCGCTTGTTGCAAAATATATAGGTGAGTTAAGAGAAGAGAGAATTAAGAAACACGAAGTATCTTATGAAGGACACCTAGCTGAACTTGCAAGACTTAGAGAAGCCGCTTTGAAAAAAGGATCATTCTCTTCAGCAGTGAATGCGGAAGCAAACAGAGGAAAAGCAGCAGGATTATACATAGATAGGAAGATAATAAAAACAGGAAAATTAGAGGACCTATCAGAACAAGAGTTAGAAGCAAAAATGAAACAGATAATAGACGACTACGGATCTCTAATAAATGTAACACCTAATGAATCCGAGTTATCTTCTTCACACAAGAAGTTGGAAACACCGACCTCTCAGAAAAAGTAATAGACCCATCATCATCAACATCGTAGCCTGCAAATATTCTTACAGTATCTTTGTCTTTACTGAACAACCACCCTTCACTAACTGGTGTAGCTAGTTTCATGTCTTTAAACTCTTTAACGGTACCCCAGCCGCCTTCAGTGATAATATCAATCCAATCGATACGTACACGCTTGTATGGAAACTTAACAGCCTGTTTGACCAGCTTAGGTTTGTTGTAGCTATTTATTCTTCTGGATTTTTTTCTCATAACTTATTCCTACTATATACTCTTTCTAGACCAAAACACTTTTTTTGTTCCGTGGAAAAAAAAGTGATGGTACCGTGGAACTTTTTATCTTTTGGTCTAAATAGTTCTTATATATAGCGGTTTCTAGGCCGAAAAAAAAGTTCCATGGGAGTTCCACAGTTCCATGGTCCGTGCTCCATGAACCCTGATACATTAGAATTGTTCTAAAGAACGACACCTTTTGCCTTATTTTCGCCATATTTCTGCTCGTATATTGCCTCAATCTCCATCATCAATTCAACAATATATTGCTCCTCTAACTTATCAACTTCAACCAAAGATCGCTTTACAATGTCTTTCTGCCTTTTTATTGCCTTATTCTTCGTGTGTACAAGATCAATGCCCCATCTAGTTTGATCTGTCATAGTCTTCCTTTCTATTATAAAGTTTGTTTATTAACTTATTTATACGTGAATCTCTTTCACCTATTCCCCCAATAGGATGTTTCTTCATTAATTGAAGCCTATTTATTTTATCTAGATTATTTGGTTTTATTTTTCTCATATTTTTTATACTCCTCTATTAATTTCTCTGATGGATGCCACACGTCAACCGCTGAATGACACTTAGGACACGAAAGATTACTAACTATATCATAATCCTCATTATCCTCGGTATCATGGTCACCACCCCATATCAATTGATGTCCACAGTGCCAACAGTTCATTTGACAAAATCCTCTGCTTTCATTGGTTTGGTTCTTTCTTTTTCATCAAATTTTAGGTCATGATACATGTCCAATCTTTTCAGAAACTTATGTTTATAGCGCCTTAATTCAGGTCCTTCAACTTTAAATTCTTGATAATATAGGTCAGGCGTGCATACCATGATAACTCCCTGCCTAATTTGAGATTTGTATACGTAGTCGTGTGCCATAGCGTACGCTGCGATTTGAAGGTAATAATCTTCGATCCATTCTTTCTTCTTCGGACGATTGGCCTGCTTGAAGTCAACAATAGTTTCCATGCCATTGTGTGAGCATACAAGATCTGTTGAACCTGCGTATAGACCCGGATAGTGTAACGTAACTTCCGAACCGTAATATTCATCAACGGGTGTAAGACCAATTTCAATAATTTTTTCTGCCATCGGTTTAGCTTCCGCCCCAATGGGTGATAGATCATCGTAGCCAACTCCTGTGACGTGACATTCCAGGAATTTATGCATGGAAGTTCCCCGTTTACTACTATGATTCTTGATCTGTTCTGCTTTTTCATAACCTACTTTTTGTTGCCAGTCCTTTATAAAACTTTGGTCTTTTGTCAATCCTAAAATGGTTGTAACCGACGGTAATTTTTCTCCACCAAAATCATAGAGCCGTGATCCGTGGTGCTCGTACATTTGTCCGGACATATACCGGTATTTATTACTCTTCTTCATTTATCTTCTTTTCTTCTTCAAAACCTTCCATTAGTTCTTCATGTAAAGTCTTGTCTTTGTTACCAAATATTTCATCAAAGTTCTTACGATATAAATCATTAGAGGGTCTAGTTATGCCATCAAACTTTTCTTTTTTACTCATAACTTCTTTTGTAACTCTTTGACATATTCTTCGTTTTCTTTTTGACGTTTGTCTTCTATAATTTTTACATGTTTACGCCATGCCCAGGCATTTAACATACCCGCCCATTTCATTATAAAATGTAAAAAATTGTATATGTATTTATCAAACATTCCTTGTTCCTCTTTTTCTCCAGTCTTCTAGATGCACAACATTACCTTCTTTTAACTTTTTATCTGAATAATATTCTATTACATCATGAATCTTTTCTAGTTTAACATGAGACCAGGGCCAGATCAATAAACATACATAGTAAGCATCCCTAAATGTACATCGCCACTTCCATTGTGGTAGATACTTTGTACCGTCTTTTCTAAGTCCTTTGACAGTCTTGGGTCTAAGCGTGCCTACACCTAGAGTCTCGTGGACCCATAACAATACAGAATAATCTGTCATGGTTATCTCCATACTAATACGCATGGAGTTAGATAATCTATAACCATCACCCTTGTGTTTTTTCTTTTTTTCTATACCCCGTTTGAAATGTATGGACCCTTCACCATCAAAGAGTCCTGCGATATACGCTTTGTCAACATCTTCCATTAATGTATTGACATCCCTTCCCCCTCAACATCCGAAAAATCTTCATCGCCATAATCATAAAGTTCTCCTTGAGAGTCACAGTCCCAGCATTGATGAACCATATCTTCTTTTTCATAAATGCATGCGACCTTTACATAGCCATTACCTTTACAGGTAGGACAAATGTATACTTTCTTAACTTTTTTTGAACTTGCCATTTAATTTCTTCGCTTTCTCGTTTGCTATTGCTTCAATTGTTTTTGCTACGCTTAGTTTCGCATCAGGCAATATTACCTTTGATAACTTATCTAAAGTAGCGTATGTTTCTTTAGTTAGAGAAACATTCTTGTACTTAGTCATATCTGTCATATGTGTTTCCTTTCATAATTAAGTAACTTATATAGGTGATAATATAGGATTGTCAATGATAAAAATTGTATTGAGTTTAATTATTTGCTCACAAATAGCTAATACTTGTTTAGAGCCATATCAATGGCCAGAAACATTTGATACTCAGTATGATTGTTTATTGTTCGGATATCAAGAATCCATGAATAAAACTATAGAAATAGGTAGAGAAGAAGTGAATGAATACAATGTATTTATGAAGTTTACTTGCACTGCAGAAAATATAATTTGACTATATGATTAATAAATGTTAGTGGACTTTAATCTTCTCACCAAGAACCTATCCCACAATATTTCCCCTCTTAGGGATAGGTCTATCTATTTACAAATACATCCATAAAATTCACCGCTACCATCATTCATTACATGAACATTGTACGGTGCATCATAATACGTGGTCAGATGTACACGTAGTATGTCACATAGATCAAAACAATCTATATCTGCAAGTATTTCAATTCCTTCCATCATCTCTTTCGTAACTTTTACTAGATGATAAAGTTCGTTGCTTAATAGTATAAGGTCCATTAGCCAACTTTTTTATTTTTTTGTCTGGGTCTAACATACTCACCTGTTTTGTTACCCCATTCTATTATGTTTTTGATACCTGGTGCTTTCAAATTCATGTTTACCCCAAAAGGTCTCCATGCTTTTTTCATTATATTTAGTTCCAGTAAAAGGTTAGACCATTGACCAGGATTAGTACCATCTACTGTAATTGTTATTGTTTTTTCTTTCATGCTGTCCTTTATTTTTTAACCTAGCCAAACTTTCGTAAGGCTAGGCAATCTCAAAAATTAACCTCTATAAGAAGGTTAGTTTTAATATAGGATATTTTAGGATAATGTCAACCTTTTCCCTGGCCTTTGTAACGTCGTTGTTTTTGCTGCCTTTTCTCTGATTTATTTTTATTTTTTTTGTGTTGGCGTGCACCTCTTTTTTTAGGCTTATCACGAGGTGTAAAAAATTTAAAACTTTGTCTAGCCATCTTCCCACTCTTTTACAATAGGTGTAAGATTTTTATCTACTGGTGTTGATATGTGAGGTAGATAACTTATTTTACCATTGATGTGTTGTTCTAAATCAGAACCACAACTTAAACATCTGTATACCTGAGTAGTTAACCCAACTAACATTGTATCTTCTTCACACGAGGGACATCTTCCTTTTACAATTTCTGCAGTAACTTTCATTACTCCAATATTAACTTTTTTATTGATAAAGATCCATCTATATTTTTCTCAAGTTCAGCCATATTTTTTATGCATTGGTACTGAACATTATTATTTTTATTAGTTCTCATCGCGACACGTTTGCCCTTTAAGCATTGAGACATTGATTCTTGTATTCTATGTTCCTTGATCTCTCCATTGACAATCATAAGAAGAGCTATAATTAACTCTGTCATAATATTTTACCTTTGTTTTCACCTTGCTTGATCACATATTTTTGTGTACCATGCTTGCCAGTTTCTACTTCTTTTTTTAATTCTTTTGCTAGACTCATGGCTTTGTTCTCTTTGTTTATTTGTGCGATATGATCTAAAACTTTTCTATTAATGCGTCCCGTTGCCATTTTGTCTTACCTTATCTTTTAACACTTCAATATCAGCTAATGCTTTATCTAATTGTTCTCTTAAAAATTCTATATTGACTTTGTTAGTCATGTTCATCTCTTGGGTCTCTTCCATCTTCTCAACGGACTTGTACAAATCTTCGATTAAAAAATGTTGCTCCTGGTCCGTAGGCACTTGTTCGGATTTTTTAAGTAAATCATTCTCAAACAACTCACGTGATGTTTCTAACGATACCAACCTTGCAGTTAACTCTGTGTATGCAAAGACTCCCATTGCAACGAGTATAATCAGGCTAGCTACCGTCTTCATTGGCATCTGTACTCTTGCCTCTTCTCCGATATCTAAAGGTTTATTGGACATGTGGTCCTCCACAGAAAGCCAGGACAACTAACATCACAATCAATAAACCTGTTGCGTAGTAATTCATCCTGGCTATCTCCATAATTCTATTTCACTATGTAAGCTACAACAAGAACTGCAATTATAATT